GAAGTACAACCCTGACTTTATCTTCCAGTGGGGTGACAAGGGTGCAGGGTTTATTAACTTGCATGAGAACGGTCACAAGGCAGGTAGACATCTTGAGATATACGAGCCGTTGAGAAGGCTATGTGCCAAGACTGCGAACGAGGCTATGGATCAGTGGATAAACCTCGGCATAGTAGCGGCAGACCCCAACGAGGAGATTGTAGCTATGCCTCGTGATGAGGAGGGCAAGCCCATAGGCTGCTATGACACACGGTTCACTGACATGCCGATCAAGAAGATATTTGAAATCTTGTACGCCGAGAAGTCGCAGGATGATGACGAGGGTGACGGCGAAGGTGGTGAAGGTAGCAGCTTAGATGACCACGATTGGGAAGGCGCTAAGGATATGACAGCCGAGGAGAAGGAGGAACTCAAAGCTGATGTCGGTAGTGCGATACGCCAAGGTCTCATGGCTGCAAAGAAAGCAGGTAAGGGTACGTCTGGTGGTGCGTTCGATCTAGGTTCGCTGCTTGCCCCGCAAGTAGACTGGGTTGAGCAGATGAAGCACTTCATTCGAGCAGCGTGTACTAAACCCATCAAGGCTAGCTTCGCTCGCATAGACCGCAGGGCGTGGATCACCTCAAGGGTTGTGCTACCTGTCTTACGTGGCAACGCGGTCAAAGAGCTAGTGGTTGCGCCTGATGTATCTGGCTCGATGTTCTTCGATGATTCCTTCGAGGTGTGTATGTCGGAGGTGGAGGGTCTGGCTAGGCAACTGGATATAGCCAAGATACACCTGATCTATTGGGACGGTTCAGTCTGTGCGCACGAGGAGTATACAAGCAGCACCTTCAAGAACTGGCGCACTCTGACTAGACCTCATGGTGGAGGCGGTACAGACCCGACTTGTGTAGCTGACTACCTACGCGAGAAGAAGATCAAGCGTGATGCAACCATCGTGCTGACTGACGGTGAGGTAATGGGGTGGGGTAATTGGGATCACCCTGTGCTGTGGGGTATCCACAACAACTACAACGACATCGTTGCCCCTGTGGGCAAGACAATCAAACTGGAGAGAAGAGTATGAACTTTGTAATAGAGGTGAACAACACCAAGTATGTAGTAGACGCAGAGAAGTTAGAGCGCATAACCGATGTGCTTGATGGGTGTCTTGTATTTTCTAATGAGTACAACAGGGGTGAGGATGGAGGGGATTCGTTCTACACATACCACGCCTACGAGCAAGATGTTGAGTCTGGTATGCAATCAGTACAAGCAATATCCAGTGCGGCACTCGCGGTAGCTAAACTTGCAGGGCGCAAGAAGTAACAACAACCAACGGAGTTTAGTTTTAGCTAAACTCCTACCCAACTTTTACGGAGAAAGATTATGAGCATTTCATCAAGCGCAGTATTAGTACGCCTTAGCATATCCACATGGACAGGCAGGAAGATCGACAAGCACCAGAGCGAGAATGTTTCCGCTGCCACTGGTGCGGACAAGAAAGCAGGCAAGTACATCAAGGACACTATGGTTGGCTCTACCCATGTAAGCCAACTAAACAAGTTCGCCAACAACTCTCGCAACGAGTACACCATACGCACGTTACCTTGGGACGACATGGGGGATCGCATCCTAACTACTCGTTTGCTGCTGCCGTTCAAGGCAGACTTCAATGGCAAGCGTACCGAGTTCTTAAGGCGCCGCGATTATATTTGCGACAACTACGAAGCGCTTAAGGAAACTTCAGCTAACTATTTGGGAGCCATGTACAACCCCGCAGATTACCCGCCGGTTGATGTGGTTTACTCTAAGTATGACTGGAGGTTAACCATCAAAGCTGTACCTGACAGCGGGCACTTGTACCTAGACCTGCCCGCTGAGGACATGGAAGAACTGCGGGCTTCGTTGGAGGCAGAGAACCAAGAGAAGACTAAGCACGCGATGGATGCAGCATGGCACAGGATGCACAAGATGTTAGCGGGTATGAGCGACAAGCTGACCGAGACAGACGACGACAAGCAGAAGAGATTCTACGACAGCTTTGTCAGCAACCCGAAAGACCTGTGCGATATGTTGCAGCACCTCAACATTACTAACGACCCTGAGCTGGAGCGCGCTAGAGTTATGCTAGAACGTACAATAACAGGGGCTGACATCGACGTGATAAAAGAATCACCTGCTATCCGTGAGGATATGAAGACTAAGGTTGATTCCATTCTTAAACAATTCGAGTGGTAGGAGGCAGACATGCAAAATGTATATATGTACCACGACAAGCAAGTCTTTGGCGTTGCAGCAGCAGACCAACTGACACACGAGCTACTCTATAATTTTATAGACCGTGTAGCACACGCTTTCCCTAAACTAACCTTTAGAGTGTGGAACTCCAGAAGAGTAGAGGTATTTGATGTGTACGAGCACCAAGTGGGCACGGTCAAGCTAGACTTTATAGGGGAGTATAACCGCATGGTGTTGGAGCTATGGTCTCCTCGTATGACAGACAAACGCAATCGCAAAACTAAGACCGCCGACCTAAGCAAAGCAGTAAAGATATTTGCAAAGTACTTTAGGTCAAACACAGACGAAGAGTTAATGGAGACCTACTCTGGCAGGTTGGATAGATTAACGAGCAGTTCTTACGAGCATTCGCTAGAAAGTTTGCGCGGTGTACTGGACGAACCACTGTACAACTTCTTTCAAACGGCTACCAAGGAGAAGCGATATGAACTTTACTCCATGCTCGCTTTACCAGAAGTTCAACTAAGCGCAATAGAAACTGAAGCGTTACAGTACTTCGACAAGTGTACTCTGTTAGATATGTCTGAATGCGCTGTGCTGTTGAAAACTCCAACAGGGTATTTGGTTAAGCGTTCCACTCCCGAAGGAGTCGCCGCTGCTCATGTTGAACGAGTCGAAGAAGTTCCTTCTGAGTATAGAGCACAGATAGGTCTGCTGAAGTTAGCTTCGCACAGAGAGTTTATACCCAACGTAGGGATTAAGTTAGCTCGTCCAACGGTGCCTATAGAAAGTTACTTATGTATAAACCGCCAACCAGTTTAGTTTAAACTAAACTCCTCCCCCCAAAGCCTCGCCTAGTGCGGGGCTTTTTTTTGTCCTAAAAAAGGTTGACACTGTAAACCTCCCCCCGCATAATAGCCGTATGGCAAATACCCCAGAAAAGAAAGTTAAAGACAAAGTCGTGAAGATTCTTAAGTCTCATGGCATCTATTATTTTTTCCCCACTACCTTTGGTATGGGTCGCAGCGGCGTGCCTGATATTATCTGTTGCTTTAACGGTAGCTTTCTCGCTGTCGAATGCAAGGCAGGTAAAGGCAAGACCACTGCACTACAAGACATGGAGATAGCTGCGATCCGCAAGTCGGGTGGCACTGCACTTGTTATAAACGAAAACAATCTAAACGATCTAGAGGAATTAATACATGCAACCCTTAAAATTTGAAGACGCGCTGATGGCAGCAAACGGCAGTATATTGGATTGCCCCGCATGTGGAGGTGAGAACCTACACCAAGAACGTGTGGACTCTTGGTTTAGAGAAGAAGATGCAACGCACGGTGTGCATACCTCCGCTATGAAAGATGGTGGTTCTTTTGTTACTCCCCAAATGCACGGCAACCCAAGCGGCAGGAGAGACGGGCTAACCATAACATTTAGATGTGAAAACTGTGAGGACTTGCCCACGCTTTCCATAGTGCAGCACAAAGGACTTACGCTAGTAGGTTGGTTGTAATGAAAATAATAACGCTAGACTTTGAGACCTACTACGACCGAGCTTATAGCCTGTCTAAACTCACTACTGAAGAGTACATACGGGACGAACAGTTCGAAGTCATCGGAGTTTCAGTTCAAGAAGATGATAGTAGTGTCAGTTCTAGCACATGGTTCTCTGGAACTGAAAAAGAAACGCGGGAATTTCTTGAACAGTTCGATTGGGAAAACTCTTTAACTGTTGCGCACAACGCTATGTTTGACATGGCTATTCTGAGTTGGCGTTTTGATATAAAACCTGCTCGCATTGCAGACACCTTGTCGATGGCTCGGGCAATACACGGCACTCAAGTAGGTGGTAGTCTGAAGGCACTCACTGAGTACTACGGTATCGGAAAGAAGGGTACAGAAGTTCTCAACGCCTTGGGCAAACACCGCACGGACTTTTCAGAAGAAGAGTTAGATGCGTACGCAGGATACTGTAAGAATGACACAGCTATTACTTACAAGTTGTTTAAGTGCCTGATGGCTGAGGGATTCCCTTTGGTCGAACTCAAGCTGATTGATTTGACCCTGAGAATGTTCACTGAGCCGGTACTAGAAGTAGGCTCTTTCTTGTTGGAGAGCCATCTAGAAGAACTTAAGGAAAAGAAGGCAGAGTGGTTAGGTAAGGCTAAGGTAACAAGAGAGCAGATCATGAGTAACCCGCAGTTTGCGGAGCTACTTAAAGAGCAAGGCGTAGTACCGCCCACTAAGGTCAGTCTTACCACTGGCAAAGAAACCCTAGCGTTTGCTAAAACTGATGAGGCTTTTCAAGCACTTAAAGAACATGAGAACCCCATAGTGCAGATACTTGTGAGCGCACGTCTAGGGGTAAAGTCTACAATCGAGGAGACCCGGACAGAGCGGTTTATCAACATCGGTAACCGAGGTACTCTGCCAATCCCTTTGCGTTATTACGCAGCGCATACCGGACGGTGGGGCGGGGACGATAAGATCAACATGCAGAACCTACCCCGTGGCTCGATACTTAAGAACGCTATGTTAGCTCCGCATGGATATGCGTTTCTTGACTGCGATTCTTCACAAATTGAAGCAAGAACCTTGGCATGGCTCGCAGAACAGGATAATCTGGTGGGTACGTTTGCACGAGGTGAGGATGTGTACAAGGTTATGGCATCCTCTATATACGGCAAACCCGAGAGTGAGATAACAAAGGACGAACGCTTCATTGGTAAAACCACGATACTAGGTTGCGGTTACGGTATGGGTGCTGCTAAGTTTCAAGCGCAGCTAAAGTCTATGGGAGTAGAGCTTGCCCAAGACGAGTGTGAGAGGATCATACGCATATACAGGGGGGCTAACCCTGCTATCACACGGCTGTGGCGCACTTGTAACGACGCACTCACCGCTATGGTAAGGAATCAAACCGTAACGCTAGGTAGGGGTGGTCTGCTCACAGTGGAAGGCAAACGGGGTATAAGACTGCCCAATGGTCTGTACATACAGTATCCCAACCTGCGCCAACGTGTAGATGAGGAGACAGGTAGACAGGAGCTAGTCTACGATACTAAGAAGGGTAGGGCAGTTATACCCAACCGTATCTATGGTGGGAAGGTGGTGGAGAACCTGTGCCAAGCTCTTGCTAGGCTTATAATCGGGCATCATCTACTCTTAATAAACAAGAAACTTAAGGTGGTTATGACTGTGCACGATGCGGTAGGTTGTATAGCCCCCGAGCAAGAAGCCGAAGAAGCAATGCAGTACATATACAAATGTATGAAGCAGACACCTGATTGGGCAGAGGGCTTACCCTTGGATTGCGAAGGTGGGTTCGGAGCTTCATACGGCGAGTGTTAGTGTGTATACCCCAGCGGGCGGTGGGTAGGTCCTCATAGCCAGAAAACACCCGCAGTGTACAAAGAAGAATGACACCTCCATAGGCATGTCCTCCGCCTCTTGTGTGCACCGGCTAGCCCACGCTACGGGCCTTTAATTTAATAAGGAGAATAACGATGAGTGATAAAGACCCAGTAATGGTAGACCTTGAGCGCTACCTCGATACTCTTGAAGAAGATTACAAAGACCCTGCTGATGCTGCACGCGACCGCGCTGAGTATTTAGCTGACCAAGAAGACTGATACCAGTACCCAAGGGGATAAAAAATGAGTAATTTAAAAACAATAGTAAGGGGTGCATACGACATCCAGAAAAACAGAATCCAAACAGGCAACCGCTTGGTGGGTAATTTTAAAGCTAAACTTGGGCAAGCACCGAGTGAGAAGGAAGACACGATAGACAACGATGGGCAACAGATACTTGCTAATCTGCGTAGGTCACACAAACTTCTTACCGATGGTGTAGCTAGTTTTCCGAGGCAGTCTACGTTTAAGGGTGATGAGGTAATCAGTGATTACACTGAGCTATGTCTAGTAGATAACTACCTAGAACTTGAGACCCAAGAGAAAAACCACTTCAAGCGGTTAGGTAACATACTAAAAGGCTACCCTGTTTACTCCGAGTTTCTTGAAGGGGTACGTGGTGTAGGTCCTGCTATGGCAGGGGTAATACTTAGTGAAATAGATATTACCAAAGCTGAGTACCCTTCGAGTTTGCACAAGTATGCAGGGTTAGACGTTGCAGGTGATGGGCAGGGGCGCAGCCGAAAGAAAGAACACTTGGAAGAAAGCGAGTACGTGGATAAAGACGGCGCTGTTCAAACTAAGAAAGGCATTACGTTTAACCCGTTCCTAAAGACTAAACTTGTTGGGGTACTAGGCTCTAGCTTTGTTAAACAACCTGCGGATAAATGTAAGTACCGTAAAATTTACGATGACTATAAACATCGCTTAGAGCACATGGACGCGCACAAAGAAAAGTCCAAAGGGCACAGGCACAACATGGCAGTACGTTACATGGTTAAGATTTTCTTAATTGATCTGTACAACGAGTGGCGTAGCCTTGAAGGTCTACCCGTTGCGCCAACATACAGCGAAGCTAAGCTAGGTAAGGTGCATAAGATCGCCGCCTAAGTAATTGAGCCAAAATAATCAAGACAACCAACATTTCGTAGCGAGTCAAGCGATCCTAGACAACCAAAGAAATCAAACGAGTCGAAAGAGACGAGACAACCATACCGTAGTAACGAGTCAGCGACGCCTAGACAACCATGGTTTGCAAACGAGTCAAACGAAACTAGACAACCATTGAAGCCAAACGAGTCGGAACGGGGAAGACAACCAATGGAGGAGGAACGAGTCAAAATAGACAAGACAACCAACATTTCGTAACGAGTCATATAAGAAAAGACACCCATCTAAATCTAACGAGTCAGAAGGACAGAGATACCCAAAGATGCTAAACGAGTCAAGCATTGAGAGACACCCAATAGCAAACAGCGAGTCAACAATACGCAGACAACCATGGCGCATGAACGAGTCAGCGCAGTTGAGACAACCAATCGATGTAAACGAGCCATAAGAGCAAAGACAGCCAGTGTATCAAAACGAGTCAATCAGGAATAGACAACCAAATAATCCAAACGAGCCATGCTTAATTAGACAACCAATGCGAAAAAACGAGTCAACAGAGGAAAACAAATGAATGGTAAAGGAAGTAGACGTAGACCCACGTTCGTACCGATGCACGAGTTCGGGGAGAACTGGGCAAAAATATTTGAGAAACCAAAACAGACGGAGAAAGAGAATGCTGACAGCAGAGATACCGAACTTGAACATGGAACCGAAGAAGGACAGCCCACTACAGAAACAGACGGGCGGGACGCACTATAAGAACATGGCTATTCAACCTGCCGAGTACGCAGAGAAGAACGGCTTGTCTCTACTAGAGGGCAACGTAGTGAAATACATAACTAGGTGGAAGTTGAAGGGGCAACCCTTGTCAGACTTAGAGAAAGCTAAGCACTGCATCGACCTGCTAATCGAGATACACAACGTCAAATGAAAATAACTATAGAAGTAGATGGCGCTGATGCCGAAGAGCTTATGGCTATGTTGCAACGTGCAACCGAGGCGGTGGAAAAACTAGAAGCCATACTCGAGGAATTCGAAGATGCTGATAAAGTGTAACGCTGCCGACCACGCGTATCTCATAGAAGACGACCCAGTACGCCCCAAGTTGTTTAGGGATAACAGCGTACGGTTTGAAGACCCGTTCCGCGTGTATGCAGAAATTAATGACGAGACGGGGGAGATAGCCGCAGTTGTCTGCACAATAATTTGCAAGTTTGTTCCGCAAGATGAGTACCAGATAAAACTAATTGCTATGGGTAAAACCAAGCAGATAGAAGAACAGCTAAAAGAACGTGAAGAAACGCACGGGGAGTTGGGCACGGTGTTGTGCCCTTACTCAATCTGGTCATACCAGAAAGGACACGGAAGAAAACTAATTAACAACCTGCTTGAAGCCGCGCCTATAATGCACCCAGAGGTAGACGCGGTAATAACTATGTCCCCGCACACAGATACAGCAATGCGGTTTCATATTAACAACGGAGCAGATATATTCTCTACCAACAGCAAGTGCGTTAACTACGAGTACGAGGTGCCTGATGTCATACTCCACTGAAACAATCGACAGTAGTTTGTCTATGCCAGAAAAATGCGAGTGCAATAACGCCTCCCCATCAAAGATATGTCGCAAGCCTTTTTATGATGCTTTCGATGCTTGTTTGATTTGCTCTCATAACAGAGCCTGTCATAGAGACGAAGAAGAAGAGTAGGAGGTAGTCATGGTGACTTCCCTTATGTGCGTAGCAATCGCCGTATACTTTGAGGCGCGGGGTGAACCGACAGCGGGGCAGCTTGCTGTAGCTCATGTGATACATAACAGAATTGAAGACCCACGTTACCCAGACAATGCGTGTGACGTGGTTAAGCAGGGGTACTACTGGAACGGTGTACCTATAAGAAACAAGTGCCAGTTTAGTTTTTATTGTGACGGTAGGTCGGACGACCCGAAGAACAAACAGGCATGGTTTAACGCGTTGTACATTGCGCACTTAAGTGGGTTCGTACCGGATACTACAGACGGCGCAACCCACTACCACAATACAAAGGTGTTTCCGCAGTGGGCATACAACGGCGAGATAACCACTAAGATTAACAAGCACATTTTTTACACAGGTATTAACTAGTGACTACGACCAAGGTTGATAAAATGACGCGAGAAGAGAAAGAAAGACTGCGCGTAGAATTAGAGCGGCAAGTTAAAGAGTATACGGAAGCAGGGGGTACGGTAACTCAATGCCCCCCTCGCGCATTCACACCAGACGAAGGCCCGAAGAGAAAATTTGCTGGCAGCCAGTTTGATTCGCTAACCGACCCAACCAACCGAGACGTAGGTGCAGTACGCCCTACAAAAAACAAAGGCGGCAGCGAATGAAAACCCGTATCCACGTCAATCAACACAACATCCGCGCCAATTCAAAGGGCGCCGACCTGCCAGTACTCACGGTTAAAACTTATAAAGAGAATGTTAAGTGCAACCGTGTCGCGGTTCACGGCCCAAGCACCGTGGTCTACAGCCCAGATAAGCCTCTGTCCTGCGGCGCGAAGGTGTGGATTGAGACGGAAGCCGAAGTGGAGACTGGGTAATGTATGAATACAATTGCAAGATCGTAAGAGTCGTTGATGGAGATACAGTAGATGTGGATATTGATCTTGGCTTTGATACTTGGAAGTGCGGCGAGCGCATACGTCTTTATGGTATTGATACTCCAGAGTGCCGCACA